GAGCTCCACCTTCGGAGAGATCGGATCGGTGGCGGACTTGGGCTGCGGCTTCGGCTACACCACGGCGGCGCTCAAGGAGATGTTTCCCAAGGCCGAGGTATTTGGTACCAATTTGCCGGACACGTTGCAGTTCCAGGTGGCAAGTGAGATAGGGCAGCAGCGCGGGTTCGCTGTGGTGCCAGACGCGCGCGGGCGAAAGGCCGATCTCATCTTCGCTTCGGAGTATTTCGAACACATCGAGTCGCCGGTCGAGCACCTGCAAGAAATTATTGACCAGACCGGAGGAAGGTTCATGGTGATCGCCAACGCGTTCGGCGCGCGTGCGACCGGACACTTTAACCACTACCGGCACGAGGGCCGGACGATCATGAACAAGCAGATAGGACGGGTGTTCAACCGCACCTTGCGCTTGGCCGGATACCGGGCGGTCAAGACTAAGTTCTGGAACAACCGCCCCGCGATCTGGCAGAAGGCGAGCTGACTATGGGTGCGAGAGGCCGCAAGTCAGTAGCGCAGCGCAGCGCCGTCGTGATCGAGGGCGGCTTCGGTACCAAGCGGATCGAGCCACCGGACGAGCTAAGTCCCGACGAGAAGGATATCTGGCGGGAGACGGTAGCCAGCGAGGCTGCGGACTGGTTCGACACGGCGGCCAAGCGGGCGCTGCTCAAGGACTATTGTAGGCATCGCGGTGAGGCCGAACGCATCTCAGTGATCATCTACAGCTTTCAGGCCGAGTGGCTAAAGACGGCGGAGGGCGCGCACCGCTACCGTGAGCTGACTAAGATCCGTGACGCGGAGTGTAGAGCAGCGGGCGACAAGGCGACCAAGCTGCGCATGACCAACCAGTCCCGCTATACGCCGCAGGGCGCAGCCGGAGCGGCCCGCCGCCACATGAAGGAAAGGCTGCCGTGGGAAAAGGATGAGGAAACGCACTAGGGCGGAAGAGAATATCCGGTGGATCGAGGACTTCTGCCGGGTGCCGGAGGGGAAGCTGATCGGGAGCAAGGTCAAGCTACGCCCTTGGCAGAAATACGAGCTGAAAAAAATTTACGACAACCCGAAGGGAACCCGCCGCGCCATCATTAGCTTCGGGCGCAAGAACGGCAAGACCTCGCTGGCTGCGTTTCTGCTGCTGCTGCATCTAGTCGGCTACGAAAAGCGGTATAATTCGCAGCTGTTCAGCGCGGCCACGTCGCGCGATCAGGCGGCGCTTATCTTCAACCTAGCGGCCAAGATCGTCCGCATGTCGCCGGACTTGCAGCAGGCAGTCGTTATTCGCGACACGGCCAAGCAGCTGTACTGCCCGCAGCTCGGCACGCTGTATCGGGCGCTGTCGGCAGAAGCCTCGACGGCTATGGGCTTGTCGCCTGTGTTCATCGTTCATGACGAGCTAGGGCAGGTGCGCGGGCCGCGCAGCGAGCTGTACGAGGCGCTGGAGACGGCGACCGGCGCTCAGGAAAACCCGCTATCGGTGATCATCAGCACGCAGGCGCCGACCGACAACGATCTGCTCTCGATCCTGATCGATGATGCCAAGGCCAAATACGACCCGCATGTCGTGCTGTCGCTGTACACCGCTGACCCTGATGACGATGCGTTCGCCGAGAAAACGATCAAGAAGGCCAATCCGGCCTTTGGGGACTTTCTAAACCCGACGGAAGTGAAGGCGATGGCGGCCGACGCCAAGCGCATGCCGAGCCGCGAGCCGGAATATCGCAATCTGGTGCTGAACCAGCGAGTGGATGCCAGCACGCCGTTCATGGCCCGCTCGCTATGGGCGACGTGCAACGCCACGCCAAAGCCGATCACTGACGTTCCGGTCTATGCCGGACTCGACCTGTCGTCGGTCGCCGACCTGACCGCATTCATCATGGTCGGCAAGGTCGACGGCGTGTGGCAAGTGTGGCCCAAGTTCTGGCTGCCGGCCGATGGCCTGCGTGACAAGGCGAAGCAAGACCGAGTGCCGTACGACGAATGGGCGAAGGATAAGCTGCTGTTGACCGCCCCCGGCAAAAGCGTGGACTACGAGTATGTCGCCCAGGTGCTGTTCGCGGATTTCGGAAAGTATGACATTCGCAAGATCGGGTTCGACCTGTGGAATATGCGCAGCTTGATGCCGTGGCTGCTGTATGCCGGATTTAGCGAGGCTCAGATCGCCGACAAGTTCGTGGAGTTTGGACAGGGGTTTCGCTCCATGTCGCCCGCGCTACGCACGCTGGAGAGTGAAATTCTGAACGCGAGGATCGCACACGGCGATCACCCGGTCCTGACCATGTGCGCGGCCAATGCCGTGGTACAGACCGATCCGGCTGGCAACCGTAAGCTGACCAAGGCGAAGAGCGTAGGGCGGATTGACGGAATGGTGGCGCTGGCTATGGCTTTCGGTGCCATGCCGGAGGCCGAGACGCAGCCGCGCAAGTTCGATATGATGTTCATCTAGGAGGCCCGAATGGACCTGATCTCGCTGCTGGTCTACATCCTTGTTCTCGGATTGATCTGCTGGCTGGTATTGTGGGTGCTAGGTCAATTCCCCTTGCCTCAACCGTTTGCTACCGTCTTGCGCGTAGTAGTGGTAGTGGTATTCGTGCTCATACTCATCAGGCTGCTGATGGGACTGACCGGCACGCATCTAGCGATACCGTGAAAGGAGAGCCTCTATGGCAAAAGCCATCACTGCAACCGATCTGGCTATCGACAAGGCGATCACCGATGCCATCAAAACGTTTCTGGCATCTTATAACCAGACCAAGTTGGCTGCCGATACCGGCACTTGGGACTGGTCGAAGGCCGAGCGCAATTTTGTCCGTCGCATGGTTGCCAAGAACAAGCGTGGCAATACCGGCTTCCGAGGCGATATCCCGGCGACATTGCCGTAATGCCTACGCCCCATCCTAGCGACGAAACGCGCGAGGAATGGATGGGCCGCTGCATTCCCGTCGTGTTAGATGACGGGACTGCAGCTGACTCCGATCAGGCCGTAGCGGTCTGCTCGTCTATGTGGGATGATGCCACGAAAGGTGACACCATGAACCGAGCCTACGCGCTGCTCACGGTCAAGGCCGTGCAGGATGACAGGCGCATCATCACCGGCATCGCCACCACGCCCTCGCCGGACCGGGTGGGCGATATCGTGGAACCGCTAGGCGTCAAGTTCAACAACCCGATGCCGCTCCTACACCAGCACAAGGCCGAGCTGCCGGTCGGCACGGTCACGTTTCAGAGGCCGACCAAAGACGGCATCAAGTTCGAGGCTCGTCTGCCCAATATCGAGGTCGATGGTCCGTTAAAGGACCGCGTCGATATGGCGTGGCAGGAGATCAAGGCCGGACTGGTGCGCGGCGTGTCGATCGGCTTCCGCTCCCTGGAAGCCTCGATGATGGAAGATGGCGGCATTCACTTCTTAGGCATCGAAGTGATGGAAATGTCACTGGTGACTATCCCGGCCAATGCCGATACGGTCATCCAGACTATCAAGCAATACGACGTTGGCTTACCCGCGTTAGGGGCAGCAGCCAGCGGCGAGACGACCCTCCCGGCGTCACGGGAAAAACCCCTACAACCCAAGACACCGAGGAAGATCAAGATGAGATCCTATAGCGAACAGATCGCTGCCTTCGAAAAGCAGCGTGAGGAAAAGCAGGCCAAGATGGCCGAGATCCAGGCCAAGGCGGCCGAGGAAGGCCGTTCCAAGGACGAGAGCGAGAAGGAGGAGTTCGATACCCTGCGTGACGAGATCAAGGCGCTGGAGATCGAGATCACCGACTTGCAGGAGATGGAACGCATGGCCAAGGCGACCGTGAAGGCGGTCGATGCCCGGACGCCGGAGGAGGGCAGCCAATCCCGCCAGCCTCACATCGTGGTGCGCGAGTGCCCCGGCCTGCCAAAGGGCATTGCCTTCGCCCGCATGGCCCGCTGCAAGGGCTTGGCTAAGATCGAAGGCGGTACGGCGCTGGACGTCGCCAAGTCCATGTATCCGGACCATACCGAGCTGCATGCCGCTCTGCTGCCTTCGTATCAGAAGACGGCGGTGGCCGCTGCCACTACCACGGTGACGGCATGGGCGGGGGCTCTGGTCAACGTGTCCAGCATCGCGGCTGACTTCGTTGAGTATCTCCGGCCGATGACGATCATCGGTCAGTTCGGCAATAACGGCATT